ACTGATACCGGCCGCAGCTGCTTCTCTTGCGTATTTTCTAACGCCGTCAGCTGCTTCACCGTACAAGGTGTCAACACCGCCCAGGTACGACTGTTGAAGCGCAGCGCCCTCTGATAAGGCCGATTTAAGCGATGTTACTATTGCAGCGCCTACCGCTACCTTGCCGAGCGCTTTCTTTGCGAATGCGCCTATTTTCGTGCCTGCAGCGGTTCCTGCACTTTCGGCCTCGCCACCCATCAAATTAGTCAGTGAGCCTTTTATGCCGTCCGCCGATGGCACGATTTGTACATATGCAGTTCCTAATGAAGTGCCTGCCATTTTATTCTCCTCTTGCTTTTGCGAGCGCTTTCATCAGATCCTCAGGAGAATCGAATGCCATCGCTTCGCTGTTGCTATCTTTCTTCTCGCCCATCAAAAGCCGAACGAGTGACGGAATCTCTTTCATGCGCTTTGATTCGCTCGAGAAGCTGTATCGCAGTGCATCGATTCGGTCTGATATCGCAGCGAGAAGTATCGTATCTTGGGAGACTGTCATATCAGCCGCCCGTAGTTTTATTCTTGAATCATCCCTCAGTCCAGCTGCTAAGGTCGCCACCGTACGAAGCGGAAGCGACCTGTAGTCGTATATGGAATAAGTCTCGGCAAGGTCGCAAATCAATGCATCCTCGTCGAGACCTATCATGCTGGAGAGGGTTCTGAGTTTTTTAGTTCGTTAACGGACTCCATCAGTTCAGTTATAGCCGATACCATGACGTCTACAGGAGTGATCCCGTCAACCTCTAAGTGCTTCGCAAGTCTTTCGACCTCTTCTTCACCGCCGAGCAATAACTCAGCTGCATCCACGATCAGACCGGACTCGCCTTTGTCGATCTTGCGGAGAACTGTTAAGAATCTCCAGTCGTTTGCCACGCTCTCGCTGATCTGAACCTCGAAGCCGTCTTTTAACTTTGCTTTCATCTCGTCCCCTCCTTGCTATCAGTTATTACTGAGCCTTAATATACTCGTGGTGAGTCTTTCCGTCTGAATCAGGTGTGGCTGTGATAGTGATCTCGTAGCCTACCGCTTCCGTATCGGAATAGGTAATGTCTCCGAGTTCTGTGATAGTGCCGTGAGGAACGACGATTCTCTTAAGAGCTCCGTCTCTCATGATCATATCAACTACCCAGACGCCTTCTTCGGGCTGGTCTGTTCCAACGTCGACAGTGATACCTGTTGTGAGTGCACCGGTTACGTTGTCGGAACCATACACAGCTTTAAGGACTTCAACATTCAGCGCCTCGATAAGAGTCAGCTGGAATGTGTCTTCTCTGTCCTCCTGGATAGGAAGAACGTTGTCGCCTCCCCAGGCTTTGATATTTGTCACGGAAGGGCTGTTGCTGTTAACAAGTCCAGCCTCGCTGCAGTAGCCGAGTGCCTTGAAGGCATCAGTCAGTGCTGTAGTTGCATCCGTAGGAACTGCAGTTCCAGCAGGTGCTCTGAATACGGCTCCGGAGACTTTAGGCTTGCCCGCAGTTACATTGCTTACTGTATTTGCCATTTAAATTCCTCCTAAATAGTGAGTAATTTCAAATACGGCCTGCCAGCGGTATTGCTTCGTAGCCGTATTGGTAAAGTTATAGTCATTAATAAGTTTGACGCCTGATATCTCGTCTTCATTGACGATATCAAGAAGCGCGCTTTTAACTCGTTCGTTCAGCCTTATAGCATCCTCAAGTGAAGCGCCATATGACTGAACCGCTACGGTCGTGGTTGTTATGTGGTTTCTGTTATTGCTCCCGGTCTGGTCGATTAACACGTACCCCGATGTCGATTCAGGAGCAGATACGCCTACATACACGTCGAGTTCGCCCGTAAGGTATTCGATTAGTTTGAATAGAATCATGTTCCGCCTCCTAATGATTTAAGCAGTGTGTTATTTTCAAGGTTGTCCTTTTTCGCTTCGTTAGTTTCCGCAAAAATCACAGCATGAGCACGGTCAAATCCGACAAACGACTCGACTTCATACCCCGCGCCTGCCTTCGACTGGGTTCTGTATGCGTGCTGATTCAGTACAGACTGCATTTCTTCGCTCTTAAGAAGCTCGCCCACGCCCTTTTTGTTCAGCTTAAATTTAACCTTGCTCATAGCACTCGACCTTGACCTTCTTGTTCCACGACAGCGGTATAAGGTTCTCGATACCCTCTTCAGGCATTCCGATTATTCTCCAATCGTTACCGAAGAACGAAACTTTTTTGCCCGCGGTCCACTCGTGCGTGTCTCCTTTAGGTATTCCCATCTGATAGACCGCTCTGCGACCCGTTAAGGTGTATGTCTGCAGGACTTCTTCGGATGATAACGGAGTGACCAGCACGTTATCCACGGGCGTCGCAGTCTCTTCATACATGGGAGCATTCAATGCATCGAAACCCGTCTGCGTTCTGTCGTAGAGCGTGACTGTTATGCCTTTCATCAGAATCCCTCCCTATAAGCGAGATCCTCGACAGGACTATGCGTACCGATTTTATTGCCTACGCCCAGCAGAGCCTTTTCAGCCTTGCCGAGATATATCTCTCCGACCGTTCCGGAACCTATCGTCCAGCTTTGAGAGTACCCTAATGCTGACATACTTCCCTGAGTGGCTCCTATCGGTGCGCCCTGGTCTCCTGACGATCCGAGCGCTCTGATGACCATTCTGCACGATACGACCCTTTTGGCGTCTTCGCTCGCCTTCGCGTTGTAGCTGTCTATCATGACCGCAGCGTCGTCCAGTAAGGATTCGCAGATAGTCATCTCGCTTTCGGTCAGTGTCCTCTGCATTCTTGCCTGTACGTCCTCGACTGTTGCATAACCTATCATGCGGTCACCTCATTTCTTTGTCGTCTTCTTCTTGGCCTTCGGTTTTTCTGCGGGCTTCTCAGTATCAGAGACGGCCAGCTTGTGACCGGCCGTCTTATATTCTTCTACTCTATCGTCCGCGACCCACATTTCATTGCCGTAGACCTTATTGATCATCTTGACTTTCAATTAGTCAGTCAGGAGATTGAAGCAGGTTACGTCAGCGCGGAATCCGACTTCGATTTCTGCTCTTACTGCGAACATATTCTGCTGGAAGAGGTTGATTGTGGTATTTCCGGATGTAAGAGTTGCGTCAGAGCTGTAGTCAAGTCTGATGCCTTCTACTGTGCCGTACATAGCCTGAGTCCAGTCTCCAGCAACGCCGACTGTGTTAGGAGTTCCAGCTACATATGCGCCCTTTGTGAGCACTGTCTTTGCACCGAGTACCATAGGAACAGCTCCCTCTGATACGTTGTTGATGAAGAGAGGTCTCTGATCTCCGTCAACTGCGCCGAGAAGTATACCCTTGCCCTGAGGAGAAAGAGCGATGCCGTTCATGATTCCACCGTGAGCTGCGATGTCGGCATCTGCTGCAACGAGTCCGGCATAGGTGCCTGTTCCGCTGATGTCCTGAGCTGTAGCTGCTGCGAATGTATCGAAGTTAGATCCGGGAGCTGTGCCAGCACCGAATACTGTAGCATCGAATTTCTGAGCGAGAGCCCTGGGAAGTCTTCTTACGAGTTCGTCATAGAGAGCAGCTGCGTCTCTTCTGAACTCGTTGGAGAACGGTACGATAACAGCGAGCTTATAAGCGCTCATAAGTTTGCTGGAGAGTCCGGGATTGGAAACTGGCTTTGCTCCTGTTTCAGATACCCATGCTGCTTCAGGATCTGCGGTGATAACGGGGATCTCAACTCCTCTGCCGGGGAGCTCGATCTGTCTTGCAAGCTGCATAACAGCGGATTCTGTCTGCATCTTTGCGAGGATTTCTCTTCCCATCTCTGCGGGAAGTGTGATGTTTGTTCTGTTAGTAGGTGTTCCTGCCATGATATTTGTCCTTTCTTTTAAACGTTTTCATTGAACCAGTCCGCAAACTTCTCGCGGGTGGTTTTCTTTGCTTCTCCGATAGGATCTCCACCGTCAGGGATGACTGGGTATCCGTTCGGTTCTCTCTGCTGTGACCACGTAAGCATCGCCTGAGCCTGTGCCTCGCATTCTTCCTGAGTGGTTGCGGTCAGCAGGCTTGCGGGTACTCCCGTAGCCGTAGCGACCTCTTCACGCATAGCTCTGATAGACGCCTCTGCTTTGATTGCGTCCAGTTCAGCCTGTAAGCGGTCAGCCTTCTCCGTGGCCTTTTGGAGCTCGGACTTACCTGCTTCGACCTGTTCATCGAACTTCTGAGCCTTTTCCTTCAGCTCTGCATAGTCGCTGTACTTCTCGACTCGTTTCGCTACGATGCGGTTTACATCGTCCTGAGTGAAGGTTTTCTGCTCTGCCTGTTCTGTCTCTGCGTTCTGAGTAGTAGTTTCCTGATTTGTAAGGATTTCAGTTTCCATTTAGTTTCCTCCTTCGAGTAATAACCTCGTTTAAGGGACGAGTTCCCAATAAAAAAGCACCCGTTAAGGCGCTAAGTTAACTTATTTTTCCATGTAATAATCGCAGTCTTCGTTTTCGTAATATATGCCGTTCGGAATGTGGTCGTTATACATGATGCAGAAATGCTCCTCGACGTTATCTCCCTCGACAATGGCATCGTTATAATCCTGCCTGAATTTATCGTATCTTTCGTCCATAAATCTGCATTTATTGCATAATGCCATTATCAAGCACCTCCTTCATTAAGGTTTCGATATAGTCGGGCAAGGAGTCTCCCATTTCTCTCATTGCGAAACATTCGGCAAAGAACTCACGCACGTTCTTGCTTGCGTATTCTGATATTTTATAAATATCTCCACTTTTGAGAGCCTGAGCATACACCTGTTTCCATCTG